AAAAGATTTCTTTGCGGTTTTTACTTGGTGAGCCGTGTGCAATATGCGCTCGCCATTTATTAACAGGCCATAAAACTCTCTTGCCTCGATTGTGACGTTCTTTCCGTTCTGCCTGGGGAGTGTTTCGCTCGCCGAAGTGGTGTTGTAGTTGCCGCTTTCATCCTTCCCAAGCCAACAATCAAGAATTTCTTTTTGCCACTTATCCAGAGGCATTGAGTAATACTCAAATAACTCGGCTGCATCATCTCCGTCTGTGGCTATTCTTTGAGGCTCGATTTTTATTCTTGGTGCCTGACTTCCTCGCCTTGTCATGCTTTCTTCCTTGCTTGAATCAGGGCGAGCATATTAGTCGGCGCCTCAAGCTCTTTCTTCTGAGCCGCCTGTTTGGGCATTGCATCCAAAATGATTTTCATTCCGGCGCAATATGATTTATATAAACTCGTGTAGGCAGTAAAAGCAGGATTGATTCTCGTTCCTGATTGTCCGCCGCCGTTGTCATACTCGGAAACAATGTCTTCTTTCTCGATTGTCTCCATAGCATCATCTAACTTGGCTTTCAACATTGCGGTGTTAGCGATTGTCGAAGCGAGGAGCTTCAGCGTTTTATCGTCTATGCCTGCTGCCTTCAAGAGTCTTGTTATCTTGTTTTTTTCGGTTTTGGCTCTCTCTCTTGCGAGCTTGTCCATAAGGTCTGCCTCCCTTTGCGATTTACACTCGTTTAAGGTAGCCTTTTCCGACCACCGTAAAATTAGTTTCTTCCTAAAGTTGATTCTTTAATTTTGACTACCCTCCCTTTTCTATTCTCTTGCGGGGGGTGTTCGGCGCTGGGCGCCGGGGTTTAGAGCCTTTAGGCTCGGTGGGGTTCCCTCCCCACACACTCACCAACCCTTCGAGCAAACGTCTTTTTGACGAGAAATTATGCCTTTCCGTAGCTCTTCGATTGTGTGATTTGACTTTCTTACGTTGCAAGCATAGTGTGCAGGAGCGAGATTGTTCCAATCCTGCGCCGCTTGCTCGGGTGAATCATAACCGTACTCTTTCCAACGTGAAACAGGACGAACCTCATCAATCACAAAGCTGAAAGGATGCTTTGCGTCTGAGGGTTCATCATAGTGGATAGGCTGACCGCATATGTGACACGGTAGTCCCATAGCTTTGAACCTAGCTCGGTGTTTTCGGCGAAGGTTGCCGTTTTTCATTCGTGGGTTATATGCCATAGGTGGGTTTTTTTTTACAAGAGAAAAGCACCCGATTGTTAGTCGAGTGCTCTCTCTGAGGTTTGTTTTGCCTTGAAAAGAAAAGAACGATTGCGGGGTATGCACAAATATGAATACTGATTCACTTTCACACTCTTATAATACAACAATATGTTGTCCCCTGAGTGTGGTGATTATACATCATCTGCGAATTGTTCTAAGAAGTCTTCGAGTTCTTCTTTGTCAAGTTTAAGTTTTGTTATCTCAAACTCAATCTGACTGATTCTCTCAATCACAAGCCCTTTTACTACTTCGGGAATGAATGGCTTTTCTTCTGCGCAAGCAACAGTCTCTTCGCCTGTGTCTATATTCTTGAAGGTTATTTTTTTGACGTGGCCTCCTTTGATGGTTGCTTTCATTGGTCTTATTGGTGATTCAAACTCATCTTTCTGAACAAGGTCTTCAATCTTAGGGTCTTCTTTAGGCCATGTTACCTTTTCCACGGTTTCTTTCTTTGGCCTTCCCTTTGTTGGCATCTGGCATCCTTTGCTTATCAGGATTGCTCGAATCTTCTCTTTATCGCATCCGTTTAGATCAGCAAGGATTCCTATCTGCTTTGACTTGTCTTTGGCTTGTGTATAGCTGCGGATTATTTCTTCAACTGTCATTTGCATGGCTCTTCCTCCTCGTATGGCGCAGGTAATGGCATCCATGCTGAAGGGGTATAACTCGAAAAGCCTCGTATAAATACACCATTCAAATAAGATACCTCGAGTACAATACGTTCAGTTCCTAAAGCAGAAGTTGTAGTTATTAATACCCTTGTATCATCTTCGGGCAACCTCTCACTAACGGGAATCCACTTAGGAATCTCGACAGTCGCTAATGCCCCTATGTTTGCATGTCTACAAGTATTTAACCCGTAGTCCCAATAAGGGCAAGACTGTTGCTCTTTGTATTCGCACCCCATACAGAATATGTCTTGTAGTGTGGCATCTTCACGAGGCTGTTGCGCTAAGGCTGATTCTGCAAGTGTTAATATGACTTCAAAATCACTTTCAAATTCTGTCTTATCAATAACACCCATACCTTCGTAGTTAATTTTTTGAAGTTTTTTCGCTATAAAAGGCTTGATTATTTTACGAAAGTCCTCTATTCTTTGCTTTTTTTCCTCGTTTGTCATTCTTGCTCCTCCTTAAATCCTCTGCGCTAACTCGTAGAAATATCTTTGCCTAATCTGGTAATACATATCCCTCTCACATGGCATCTCTCTCATTTTCAGTTGGTTAAATGTAAGGCCGAAGCACACACCTAGTTTTAACCACTTTTCTAAGTTTGAGCCATCACAGGCAATCTCTATCATATCTTCGACTAGCTTTATCTTCTCTGATAGCTCAGCTCGCTTGATTCCGACTGCTTCTGTGGAATCATAGTCGTTTGAAGATTGAATCTTGTCTTTGTCGTATCTGATAGCGCCTCTTGTGTCTGCGTTGGTGTCCATCTCTGCAACCCAGAGAGGGTATCTAAGGGAATAGTGGATTGCCGTTAGATAATCCTCTTTTGGGATGTAGTATTTATTCTTTTCGCTTAGTGTTCTATATTTTGCCACCTTATAACCTCCCGAATCCTTTTTCAACGAGCAAATCTGCTCTGTACTGAGGAACCTCAATCATCTCGCCCATTTCGACTATTCTGTTTAGATACACGTCCTTATATTGCCGCCTTGCAATGATTTTGACCTTTGCTTCGGGTTTATAGCTTCTTGTGGGCTGAGTATTGCCTAAGACTCCTCGCCACTTCTCAATTTGGCTTTTATTCGAGTAGAACTGCGGCATCATGTCGGGAACCTGCAAGAACTTTTCAAAATCGATATTATTCATGCTAAAAGGGACTGTATATCCGTTTACGCCTTCCACGAAGCCTATTTCTTTCAATACGTCAATCGGTGTGCTGATAACCGGCGTTCCCATCTCCCATGCCTCGATTATTGAGTAGCAGAATCCTTCTTGGTCTGATAATTGAACTAAATAATCTGCCTTTTCGATATAGGGCTTGATATTTAGCCTCGGTGAGAGCCAACACATTGATTTGGTCATTTGAGGCGGCTCTTTATCGGAGAAAATCATCCACAAGTAAGGGATTCCGTTTTCTTCTAAGCCTTTAGCGAATTTTGAGATTCTATCAGCGCCTTTCTCGAAGGTTGAGAGCCTTGTTGCTGACACTAAGAGGAGTGCCTGCTTCTCTTCGCTCTGGTATGACATATTGTGGATTACTTCGCCCTGCTCGAAGGAATCTCTTACGGCCTTTGAAACTGCTATGTACTTATCACGGCCTTTTGGTATCTTCCAATTATCCGAGAGCTTCATTGCATGGATCATTTGAACTGTCTGTTTGTATTCCACGTTTTTCGGAGGCTCGTCTGTGATGCGGTTAATTATTAGCGTGTCGCATATAATCTTTTTGCCATCATTTTTCCTTGTCTGAACGATTTGAGACAATCTCTCAATCTGCTCTGGGTGCGCTGAGTCAAACAACACCAATATGTCGTAGTGGTCTTTCATGTTTTGGCAGAAGTTATAAATCCATGTTTCGATTCCGCCAATCTGGAAGGTGCAGGATGTAAATATGACCACCTGTGTCGTTATGGGTAGGGTTATTTTCGTGAATAGCGGTGTAGCCTCTCCTCGAAGCTCCGTCCCTTTCATCTGCTGCGGTGGAGTGACCATTGCATAACGAGCAAGTTCGGGAATGTCGTTTTGGTTGGTCATTATAATGACTTCGCCCTCTTTGTCTGCTTCCTTGACCTCTTTGATAAGGTATTTCATCTCTTTGGTGATGTGGGGCAGATGATAAACGACTCTTTTTGTGTTTAACTCGCCTTTTGCAAATCTCTTGGTCAAAGAATCGGGCGTGTCGGAGCGGTAGAAGTAAATAGGCTCTGAAATAAAGGCTTTTTTCTTGCCTTTGGTTTCTACCTCTCGAATAAACTCCGCATCCTCCGCAATCAGCTTTTTCTCGTTGAATCTTGTCTTGCCGATTAGCTCTCTTTTGTAAATTCTATTCCAGACGCATAGATTGAAGGACGGAAACTCATCTTCTATGGATTTGAGTTTTACTTCGCATTGCCATCCGCCCGGTAACGTCTTCCATGAAAGATAAATGAAGTCGGGTTTTTCAAAGGCTATCTTTTCATAAATCGACAAGACATATTTCTCGCTTATCATATCGTCCGCATCTATAAAGGCTATATACTCACCCTGTGCCTCAGTGAGTCCTCTATTCCTTGCAGAAGAAGCTCCGCCGTTTTTCTGTCTTATGACCTTTGCCCATTCATAGTCCGTCTTGAAGGGTATCTTTGAGCCATCATCCACGATTATGACCTCGATTTGGTCAATAAATCTGACTTGCGGCTCTAAGGCCTTTAATAGCTCGTGAATGTACGGCTCCGCATTGTAGCAGGGGATTATGATTGATAATTTCATTTCTTCCTCCTGTGGTTGGTGATGTAGACATATATGATTCCGCCGAGAAGAATAATTGCGCTCCCCAGGCAGAGGCCATTGATTATGGCTGCAAACAATTCCCAAGTCATGTTTTTGACTCCTTTTAAATTAAAATAGACTTAACTGCTCTGAATAATTTGTGATTCGTTCTTTGGCTATCTCGAAATACGACTCGTCAATCTCGATTCCTATGAAATCAACGCCGTATTTCTTGCAGGCCATCCCTGTCGTTCCGCTACCCATAAAGGGATCAATTATAACAGTGTTTTCGCTTTTGGGAAGAATCCCGATTATGTTATTCATTACCTCTAAAGGCATCTGGCAAGGATGAGCTGTTTTGTCTCGGTTAACGTTCTTAATTTGGTTAATGTTCCACCAATCATATAGCCTCCCCCCCCTACAACCACGGGCGATTCGCTCTTTTATGCGTTTGTC